GTGTATGATAAATGTAATCTACCTTGCTCAGACCAAATAACTTGGTCAGAAGTCATAGACTCTTCTGCTCCAACTTGAGATAAAAATCCTGAGATAGTTCTGTTTCCAAAAACCTCAGCTTCTTTTTCCATTAAGTCAGGCAGGTATTGTTGCGCCCATCCAGCCGTGCCAGATGCCGTAAAATCGATATAATTTGCAGATAGTGTAGCTTTCTTTGGTGCTGGTACACTATTCAAATTATCTCCTGCAGTAATTGCCATAATTTTTAATTTTTAATTTAGTTATTGTTTTCTTTTAATTTTAAACTTAAAGTCATTAGCATCTTCACCAAGCACTCTTACTTTTATTCCCCCAGCTTGTATTTCACCTGAGTGAGATTGTCTAGGGTCCATGTTAACATTTTTAGATTTAGCTATACTTTCTTTCAAAGCATCAGCCTTACCTTGTTCGTAAAAATGCTTAGCAACAGCATCAGCGTTCATAGCTGTAAACATAGACTTATGGTAACCAGCCCCATCTTCCATTAAGTTTTCATTGTTCAAGAACTTCTTGACAAAATTATTAATGTCACTTTGCGATTCCTTTACTCTGTCTACATCTTTAACATTAAACCTAAATCTTTTATCACCGACGCTGTATTCAAAACCTTTGAACTCGTCGTTAAAAACACTGTCTGTTTTTTGTTGAAATGCAGATCTAGATTTTTCTAATGCTTTTTGTTCAGCTTCAGACTCTTTGTTGTATCTGTTGAAGAAGTCAATAGCTTTCTGTTGTTCACTTGTTAATTTACTTCCAGCTTTGATATCTTCATAGTATTTAGACTTTAACCCGTCTAAGTGGTTTCTAGCGTCAGCAACTTGCTCTTTTAGCGCTAGTTTTTTTCTTCTAATATCTTTCTCATCATCTAACTCTTCATCGAAAGAAAATTTATCTTCCATGATAAAATCTACTTCGTCAGATTCTAAATGAGGTTTAGTTGTTTTATAATATTCTCTAAGTAATGTATGATTATCTAATTCAGAATAATCCATATTTAATCTTACATAGTCATTTATATCTCCACCAGTATCTTTAATAAAGTCTAAAAGTTTATTAACGTTTTCTGGTAGATCTATAGTAGGTTTTTCAGGTGCTACTATAGGCTCTTCAACTTTAATAGGTTCTTCTACTTTAGTTTCTTCTTTTATTTCTTCTAACTCTATTACTGGTGCTTCTTCAGTTTCAGCTTTAGGCTCTTCAACTTTCTGTACTTCTTCTTTAACTTCTGTATCTGGAACTTTAATGTCTTCAACTGGTTTGTTTAAATCTACCTTTACAACGTTCTCTGCTTCTTCAACTAATTTTTTTAAGTCTACTTTTACAGTATCTTCTTGTGGTTTGATTTTTTTTAATTTCTTTTTTACTTTAATTTTTTCTACTTCGTTGTCAACTTTTGGTTGCTCAACAGTAGGTTCTGTTGTTTCATTTTTTTTAGCCATAATAAAATATTATATAATTAATTAATTGTTATCTAGGATTAAATGCTTCTAAACCCATACCACCTCCTAATATATCATTACCTGATGATTCAAAGTTTTTAGGTGGTTTTTCATTTTTTCTTTGATCTATAAGCTCACTTTGTTGTGACGCTTGTATTTTAGTTCTTTTATCTTTACGATCTTCTTTTTCTTTTTCTCTACCTTTAATAGCTTCAACTTCTACTTGCCTTAATCTCATATTGATACTAAACTCATGATCCATTAACTGCTTTTTAATTTCAGCCTCGTGCATCATAGACTCTATTTTTAAATTAGATTTAGCTTGTTCTAATTGCATGTTTGTTTGAGTTAATGCTTGTTGCTTTTGTACTTCTGCTTGAGCAGCTGCGGCCTGTTGCTGCGCGTTAGCTTGAGCCTGAGCTTGCATGTTTTGCTGTGCTCGCATCTGGTCATTTTGCATTTTCTTTTTTCTTCTAACTTTTAAAAGTTGATTAGCTAGTTTTAAACTTTTAATATTTCTAAGATCTATAGCGTCCTCTAAATCTATAGTTTGTTGTGACAAAGCTATTTGTATATTATTTTCTAACATAGCTTTTTCTTCTTCATCTGGTGAAAGTTCTAAGAATATACCAAAGTCATATAAATGAAGATCTTTAACATCGTCTAAAGTACCAACGTTATGTCTACCTATTTTTTGTATAAAAGCGTCTCTTGTAGGTGAGTACTCTAATATATCTGATACTCTCATAGACAAATTACCACAAACTTCTGCTGTTAAAAATAAACCTCCTTGCAATATGTGCCTTGTAGCTGTGTTGCTATTTGCTGCTGCCATTTTTTGTACACCTACTAAAGCTTTTGGATCTGGAACACTAGCATCTCTAGCTTCGTTTAATCCTGTTGTATCTCTAATCATTTGTAGGTAATAATTATACGTGCCAATTAAGCTTTGCATTTTAGCACCACCGTTACCAGACTGTATTTCTTGTATAGGTACTTTACCAGGATTCATATCACCGTCAGAAGTAAAACTTCTACCTATCACAGACCCAGTTTGGAAAAACATATTTAAGGCTTCTTGTGGATTATAGTTAGTACCATTACCTAAATCTATTTCAGCTAAACCATCAGCGTCTAAATAAATACCGTCTGGAACTATACGCGACATTACCTGCTGTAGCTTTAAATGAGTTAGTTGTATCATATCAGCAAAGCCAGTTATTCTACTAACTAAACTTTCAATTTTACCGTTATACATCCTAGGCGCACACATAGCGTAATTCATCTTTACTTTAGTATGATCACTTTTAGGTCTCATCATGTTTTTACACATGTTCCATTTTAAAAGTCTATCACTACCTAGTATTATAGCTCCTTCGTAAAGTACTTCTATTTTTCTAGACTCAACAGTAAAATATTCTGTACTTTCAGCCGTGAACGTATCGTCTTTCTCTATAGCTCTTAAACCACCAGTATTAGTGTTTTTTATTTTATAAACTTCTGTATTAAAAGTTTTATAATTAAAATAAAGTATTTGTACTTTGTTTTTATCTTTTTGTTCTCTAGTAGAATATGGTTTATTATAATTACCTCTATTAATAGAATAACTTTTTTCAGTTAATTCTTTTAACTCTTCCATAGTTAGCTGTGGAAACTCTTTTATAAGTTCGTTTATAGATATGTATTTAACTTCACCTATGTAATACAAGTCTTCAAAATATGGTGAGTCACTATAAGAATAAACTAAGTTAGCTGGATCAACATATTCTATTTTAACTCCTTCAGATTCATTGAAATTTGTTTTAACAGCACCTATACCACAAACTGTTAAATCGTAATAAAATCTTCTTTTAATTAAATCAAAGTTGTTACCTTCTAATAAAACGTTTATAGCTTGTTCTTCTGCTAGTTCTACAGCTTGCTTATAAGTAAGCTGCATGTGTAAAGCTAATTCTTCTTCAGAACCAGGAAGTTCTTCAACACCACTTTCTCTCAAAGACATACCAAACTTATCTTGTGCAAAATCATTAACTTCCTTAGCTCTCATGTCGTTTAATATAGACTGCATGTATTTAGTTCGTTTGTCTACACCAAAAGGATCTTGTGAAAAAGCCTTTACATCATAAACCCTATCAGCTATACCATTAACTACAATATCAACAAACTTTGGTATTATAGGCACTGGTCTCCAGTCTAAATTTAAATAAGACAAATCACCATTTATAGATAATTCATCTTTGTATTTTTGTATTGATTGTTCTCCTCTAGCGTAAAGTCTTAGTCTATGAAAGTTGTTCATATTAGTTAAATACCTACTCATAGCATAGTCTGTATTAAACCACTCGTGCTCTATAGCTTTAGCAACTTTCATACCATATTCAATGCTAGACTTTTCAACGTCACTTACTACTTGACTAGGAAAATTATTTGTTACACTTGTTCTTATCATTTTAATTTTTAATTAATTTAGACGAAGCTCCGTTGTTACTGTATCTTCCAAAATTTAAACTTAATTTTTTCTTTTCAATTTTAGCATTAGGTGCATATAAATTTCTATTGCAAGCCATGATAGCTAAACCACTACTGATACTAGCGTCAAACTTTGTTCTTTTGTTTATATCAAATTTAGCCCAGTCATTTAAAGTTCTATTAAAATACATGTTACCCCAATTACCTCCACCAGTATCTCCTACGTGTTGTTGTATATACATTTCAATAGCGGCTGCGTGAGCTTGTTTTATATCTTCGCTAGAGTTTGGTATACCACCTATTTCTTTTTCTGTCGTAGATAATTTGTTCCAAATTTTATCTGGCCTGTTCATACTATATCCTCTATAGCCTCTACGTCTTAAATAGTATAATAATCTAGGCTTGTTATTCTCTGCTAATATTGGCATGCCGTAAAATACTAACGACATTAAAACGTCTTCAAAAAATATCTCTGCTGTTTGTGGTCTAGCTACATACTCTAAAAAAAATTGATTAGGTGGCGCGTCTTCCATGCTAAACTTAGTCAAACCGTGCAAAGCACCATTAGAACCTCTACCATCTACTGTTCCTGATATATCGTAACTATCACAACCAAAAGCACCCATGTGCTCGTTACCAGGATATTTAATACCGTTTTTAGTTATTATTTTGTTTTGCAAATGTAATGGTGGTGTCCAGCTAATATTAAATCTACCGTTAGTATCTGGGTAAAATATTACTTGCGTGTCTTTTATTCCGTTAACCCATTGAAAATTACCTTTGCTAATACCAGGCTTTGTACCTTCGTTATAATCTATTTGATCGTATATTCTTACTAAATTAAATATACTGTTTCTTGTTTCATCTCTAAATGCATGTTCTTCAGTTCTTGGAAACTGTCTGTAAAACTCATTTAAAGCATCTTGGTCATCTTTTAAACCTTCAGCTTCGTTTTGCCAGTGTTCTATTATTCCGTAATCTATTAATTCACCGTCTGGTCCGAGCACATCATGATCTGGACTATCGAAAACTGGATATCCGTATTCATCAATAAAGCCTTCGTAGTTCCACTCCATTGGGATAAAAAGAGAATATAAACCAGACTTTGTTTGTCCATTACGATTTCGTTTAGTAACATCTGACGCATTGTATAATTTTTTAAAATTATTACCTCCTTTTTCTAAAGCGTTTGATGTTGAGCCCATCATGCACTTACCAACTATTCTAGCACCTAACCTTAAACAAGTTTTTGTAACTCTCCAGTTGTTTAATATATTATCAGGTCTTTCCCATTTACCACTTTCATCGTGTACTAATAAGTTAAGTTTTTCTCCATCATAACTATTGTCACCTGTGTTTTTCCAATCAATAGTAGTATCAAGTCCAACCAAGTTTTCCTGCTTTTCGTTTGCAGTAATTTTTTTACGTGTAAACTTACTCGCAGGCACACGGTAAGCAAGCTCAGACTTAGGTCTATCCATACCATCTTGTATCGGTTTAAAAAAGAAAGGATAGTTGACTGATATTGGAACAACTTTGTCTGTAAACATTTTTTTTGCATCATTACCAGTTTTAGATAATATACCATACCTACTATCACTTGCAAGTGTTGCTAAATTAACTGTTTCAGCTGACGACATAAAACTAAAGCCAGATCTACGATTTTTAAGGTAACATATACCATAACATCTATTATCAGCTTTACAAGCTTCCCAGAATATATAAAATAATCTATTAGCTTCTCTAAAGTTTGGCGCACCTACATCTATTTTACTCCATTGTAAATACATATAGTGAGCGCCCGTTATGTAAGTTGGTTTGTTATTGTTTAAAAACCAAAAACCCTCTTCTCTACGTTTAAACTCTTCGTCTATGTAATCGTACCACTTTGGCTTAAGTTCTTCAGGGTAGCTTCTCCAATCAAAAATACTTTTTAATTTAGAAAGCTCTAAAGGTTGTTTTATTTTTTCCCACTTATTTTTTGGCAGTCTATATACTTGCACGGGCACAAGTGGTAAAGCAATGCGCAAGTTTTGGATTTCAAGTATTTCGCCAATTTTACCAGTTTTTGATATAACGATAATATCATGTTCTTTATCATATCCATATTTCCATTTTTTACCACG